TTGTAATCCTCACCCCACTCCACCCAGCTATCGACCATGCACGGTTGAAGCATCTGCAGCGGGAAGATTGAGGCACCATCGTCGACAAACTGGCACATCAGCAAGTTGGCGAACTGCTCGGGGTTGTACTCGAAGCGCAACTCCTCAAGGTCGAACAGATCGCAACCGCGTTGCTCGGCATCAAGGATCGTTACGATCTGGCGCCAGATACGGTCCTCGCACAGCCGGCCCTGCCCCAGGGCGTCATGACTCACATCCAGCTTGAGGTGTTGGGCAGTCGGTTTGCCCTTGTTGAAACGTTCGCCGGTCCACAGTTTGTACGCTTCATGGGCCATGCTCGAAGGGGTCGAAAAGTAGGTTTTTCGCCAGTGTTTGTGCAGCGCCATGCCCGAGGCGACTTTGTTGAGCTCCTCGAATTTGTGGGTCCAGAAGAACTCGTCGAAGTAGAAGTTGCCCGATCGGCCCTGCGCCGTGCGGTAGTTGGTTCCGAGAAAATGCAGCTCGGCGCCGTTGGCCAGCACAATCGGATCACCCGTCAGTTGCCTGCCCAGCACATCGCTGACGAATGCTTGCATGTAGTTCTTGAATTGGTGGGCCTGAGCCTTACTGGCCGACAGGAAGATCTGGTTGCGCCCGGTCTTGAGCGCATCGATCAGCGCCTCACGAGCGAAGTAGTAGGTTGCCCCAATCTGCCGGCTCTTGAGCAGCATTCTGGTGCGCTGATTCATCGACCGGTACCAGTCAAGCTGGTACTCAAAGCAGCCGTCTCGAAAGGCCTCTTCCAACTTCTCGAAGTCTTCCTCGGAGAAGTCGTTACGCTTGGGTTGTTTCTTGGGTTCGGCGTTGCGCGCGGCCAACTTCGGATTGAGGTCGGTTTCGGTACCACCACCCTGGAAGCGCTGAACGCGTGCCTGCCGTTCCAATTGCCGGTGCAACAGGTCGATTTCCTTGAAGTCGCCCCCGCTCTTGCCTTCCTTGAGGATCAACTGCACCAGGCGGGCTTCCAGCGCACCGCCAATGCGCTCGATGTTGTCTGCCCGGTCCCAGTCGTCACGGGCCTTCCAGGAGTGGATGGTTTTCTCTTTCTCGCTCAGGAAGTCAGCAATATCGGTGACGCGCCAACCCGTCCAGTACAAAAACTTGGCCTGGCGGCGGGGGTCCATCGGTGGGTGGGTGGCTTCATTCATGACGCAGATGCTGCCGTCACGCGCGCGAAGCCCCTAACTCCAAGACCTGTAAGACCGCCGGCTACAGGCCAGCATCATTGCTCGCCGTGCGCGCGCTGCCGACCATGGCCTCAACGCTAACTGCCACCGCAGCCAACGCATTGAGGCCCAACCCCATGAAAAAGAAATTTCGCTCCAAGTGGACTCGCATCGCCGTCGAAGGCGCGACCACCGACCCAGTACTGACCCCTGCCTTTCTTCGGAGAACCCTATGCGTAATGAAACTCGTCAGGCCTACAGCGGCCTTCTGCAACAAGTCGCCAAACTCAACGGCGTCAGTTCGGCGGCTGAATCCTTCGCCTCGAGGTCGCGACGGTCAACGCCATGATCGAGGCAAACCGGGAGCTTGCAGGCTACCAGACCGCCAAGCAGGCCTTGGGCTTTGCCACGTTGTCCGACGTGCCTGCCGAGAAAATCAAAGACGAAAGCCAGTTGCTTCACCTCTATCGCCGCGTCATTTATTGCGGCGCGCTGGCCGAGTTGGTGGAGCGCTACAGCAGCTTTGACGCCACCAATAGCGGCGAGAAGAAAGTCACCGAGGAAGAAAGCAGCGCCGACCAACTGCGTCGAGATTCGCGCAAGGCACTGCGCAGTCTGCTTGGCATCAGCCACACCACCGTGGAGCTGTTGTGATGCCCGCCGTGATCGCCAATCAAGGCGACACCGTTGATGCCATTTGCTGGCGCCACTACGGCCGTACCGCAGGCGTCACCGAGGCCGTACTGGACGCCAACCCCGGACTGGCCGACCTCGGAACAATCTTGCCGCATGGCACCCAGGTGCAGTTGCCGGAGGTGGCCCCCCAAGCAGAACAACGACAGATGGTGAACCTATGGAACTGAACACCGCTAACCAAGGAATCCAAAACCATGGCTGATCCAACCTCCGGCGTCATCAGTGGCCTATTGATGGGCCTTGGCCTGGCCACCGCCGTTCCCCTGATCGATGGCAACGCACTTTTCGGTGCCGTGCTCGGGGCCTGGCTGGTGACCAGCATGAAACACGATCTCAAGGCCTGGCAGCGAGTCGGTTCATTACTGCTCTCCGGCGGTGTCGGCTACTTGTTTGCCCCCGTGGCGCTGCTGGTGGTGCCGTTCATCACCAGTGGCGGCGCGGCTTTCAGCTGTGCCTTGGTGGTCATTCCGATCAGCATTAAGGCCATGGTCTGGGTAGAACAGGCGGACTTCTGGGACATCCTTCGTCGCATCCGAGGAGGTAACTGACATGCCGACCATTACCTTGTTCATCCCGTTGCTGACGGCATTGGCCTACTTACTGGGCGCCTTGCGTCTGGCTTGCTACTCGCGGGGAGAAGCGCGATTTCGCCGAAGCATTTCGCTGCTGGCCAGCCTGTTCGGCGCTTCGCTGTGTTTGTCTGGACTGGAGATTCTCCTGTACCGACCTCCCGTCAGCATCTGGCAGGCCACCACGACCGTGCTGCTCTGCACCCTGATTTTTCGATCTCGCGGCAATGTCGCCGCCCTGCTGAGGCCTAGCGAATGACCACCGCCCTGCGTCACGGCGACCGCTCACAGGCGGTGCGCGATCTACAAAAAAAACTCAATGTTCACGGTGCCAATTTGGTGGCGGATGGCGACTACGGTGACGCCACCGAAGCCGCAGTGCGTGCTTACCAGGTGAAAGTGGGACTGGTACGACCTCTCTGCCAGCCCCGACAGCAGCGACTTCATAAATTTGGAAACTCGCAACGCATGGCTTGGCTTCGAAGCTGCGCATGGGCCTGCCGGCTGTAAATCCAGCGGTCAACAGATTTATGCACACCTCAAGAAAACCAGCGATTACTCCCACCAGACAGACAAGTTGTTCCCAGTTGTCGTCGGCAAGGCGCCCTACAACGACTACATCGTGCACGGTGGCCCGGGTGGTGTTTATCGCCTGCGTGACGTGAATTTTTACGTGATTGAGGACGGCACGCAGTACCGACTTAACTGACGCCGGCTGCAACCGGCACACCACTGAAAGGAGAAAACCATGCAGCGCACCAACGAAACAGCCCAACGGGGTAGCAGAGATTTGTTGAGCAACCTGATCAGCACTATCGCCACCATCGCAATGATCGCTGTCACGGCTATTCAGGTACCTGACGTACTGATCTGGCTCGCCAAGTAACCAACGAGATGGCGCCGAGGGGCTGCAACCCCTCGACGCCGACCACCACTGAAAGGAGAGAACCATGCAAGCTCAAACCCACAACGGCGGCGTCGCGGAGGCTACCACCCCCGCCAACTTGAAGCGATATCGCGTTGCAGAGTCCTGGAAAGACTATGAGGTTCTGCTCGAGGTGAATCTCGATGTGCTGACCTCAGAGCGCGCAACCATAATCAACCAGTACTTCGGAGACGATAAGACCCGCCTGATGGATGAAAGCGACGATGTTGTGCGCGTCGCGATCCGCTTGGCCGGCTCTACCATCATGCGGATTATGCTCGAACAAGGTGGAGCGGGATTCACTCCCACCTTGAAAAATGTGGTCGGTGATAACCCCGGGGCCAGCTGGACCCGTGACCTGCACAGCACTGAGGGTTTTGGTGGCTGTGAAGCGGAGGAACTGCCGTACGGCTGGTGCGGTATTCGTGTGATCGGCGCCGATGTCGACGTACCCGGGTTCTTTGAAGTCGATCTGACTGAATCACCAGCCGTGCAGGAAGCCTGAAAGCGAGGTCGCTCCATGAACAACGGCCGATCCTTCCCCTGGAATCTCGACCTCACCGGCGTCTGCGATCAGTGCAACAGATCCCGCGCCCACGGTAACCACCAAAAGTGCAGCAAAGCGCGCCAGGTCGCTAACGCCAAGCGTCGGGCCGAGGAAGCCCAAGCAGGGGTCACACCGGCCCCTAGAAAAAGTGCCGGCCTGTTCTGGTTACTTCGCCAGCAGTGATCGGCAACACTAAAGCCGCAATACATCAGGCCCGGCAACGGGCCTTTTTTTCTTCCTGTTGGCAGAATCTTTCAATACATCGCGTAGGGACGCATATGGCTGATGGCGTAGAGGCCCGTGGCAATTCGGTACGGATCTATTTTCGTTACAATGGCGAGCTGTGCCGGGAACTGGTGCCCGGCGGCAACACACCGGCCAACCGGGAGCATGCAAAGCGCCTGGTGACGGTGATCGAGTACGAGATACAGGCCGGCACCTTCGATTACCGCCGGCATTTTCCCGATTCGACCAAGCTGAGCGAGAACAGCTTCGGGCATTACCTGGACCTTTGGCTGACGATCAAGAGCAATAGCGTGGCCGCGACCTCTTTCAGAGGGTACAAGAACAAGGCTGAAGTTCATGTGAGGCCGCGCTGGGGTGACGTTCAGATCGATCAGATTGACCATCTTGACCTGCAAGAATGGATTCAGGGGCCGCTGTCGAAGCGGCTCAAGAACAAGACCATCCGCGACATCATCAGCAACGTACGCCAGGTGTTCCGGCTCTTCCGCACCCGTAAGAAAGTCGCACATGACCCCACTGAGGGGTTATTCGTACGCCTTCCCGATCCAGAGGCGCCAGACCCGTTCACCAGGGCGGAAATCAAACAGATCCTCGAAACCCCGACCAACCGCACGCAGGAGCTGCTGATGGTGCAGTTCATGATTTGGGCAGGCCCGCGGGTGTCGGAAACTATTGCGCTGGCCTGGGAGGACGTCGATCTGAAACAGGGGACGGTGACTTTTCGTCGTTCCAAGGTGCGTGGAGCCTATCGAGTGACGAAAACCCGGCGCTCGACGCGCAAGGTGCGCCTGCTGGAGCCCGCGTGGGATGCCCTGCGCAAGTTGGACGCAATCAATCAGCTCAAGACCGTTGACACAGTCGATATCGTCGAGCGGGATAACAAGACAGTCCGCAAGCACAAGCTGCACTTCGTTTTCCTGAACACCAAGAGCGGCCTGCCGCACGTCAGCGACTTTGTTGTGAGGGACAGGTTCTTCAAAGCGCATTTGAAAGCGGCCGGCGTTCGCTATCGCGGTCCTGGCCAGTGCCGCCACACCTACGCCAGCCAGCTGCTGACCACCGGGGTGGCCTCGGTCGACTGGATCGCCGAGCAGATGGGCCACACCAGCGCGAACATGATCCGGCAGCACTACGGCATGTGGATCAACGAGGATGGACCGGATGTTGTCGGCATGCTTCAAATCGCGTTGAACCTGCAACCTGTTACTCAAACGGCGATTAGCGATATCGAAACATAGTAGGAGTGGACCCAATAATTGCAGGATCCATACCTATTCGTACATGTTAATGGAGACGCAAGGCGATTAACGACATATTACAAAGCGTTAAATAGAGCCGCTGCGAGCGCCATACTAACGGTTAAGCTGACGATGCAAAATATCTATAACCAACATCCGTTGACGGATCAACTCCGCGGACAACCCTTGCCAGGCAACTTTATTAGCGTCCATTTCTGTTTG